GGAGAGAGTATGAAATTGACAGAGATTAGAACAGAGTGGGAAAAAGATAGTGTCATCGATGACCTAAAGATTGGTGACGAAGCAATCAAAAATTCCAAACTTCATTCTAAATATTTGGGAGAATTGATTGAATACAAAATGAAATTGGCTCAACACAAATCTGATTACAAACTTTTAAGACAAGTAAAATTTCGGTACTATCGTGGCGAGTTAACTCGCGAAGAATTGGCACAATACGAATTGGTGCAATATCAAGGCCCAAAGCATTTGAAAAATGAAATGGGTGAAATATTGGATGGAGACAAAGATTTGCTTGACATTTTGAAAAAAATCGAGTATTGTGAAATAACTATCTCTACACTAGAATCAATCATTAAATCTATTTTTTCCAGAGGATTTGATATCAAAAATCATATAGACTTTGAAAAATTTAGAAGTGGATACTAATTTTTAACAACAACTGAGAAACATTATGGCATTAAAAGAAAGTAACAAAAATCGAAAGAAAACAGTGGAACCAACTGTTGAAGTATATGAACCAGTTATTCAAACAGACTCAACCATTGGTTGGGTTTTTATTATCTGTTTAGTCTTGGCATTTTTTGCTGCAATGTAATTATACAAATATGATCATAAATAGTTGGAATATTCAGAAATGTTATTCCAACTATGTCAAATTATTTTTCTGCAACAATCACAAAAATTAATGAAGTTTTTATCCAAGTAGATTGTGAGCCATCATTGGCTGCAGAACTATATCACCATTTTTCATTCAAAATTCCTGGTGCAGAATTTCATCCAAAAGTTAAAGCAAGGATTTGGGATGGCTTTCTACATTTGTTCAATGTTCGTGAAAGAAAAATATATGCAGGACTTTTTCACCAACTTGTGCAGTACCTGCAAGAAAATGGATACACATATCGTGTACAAGATAATGGATACTATGGACGAATAGACGAAGAAACCAATATCGATCTACAAGATTTCAAAAATTGGGTAAAAACTATTTCTCTACAATCCCATGGCAAAAAAATTGAGCCAAGAGATTTTCAGATACTATCTGCATTTGAATCAATAAAATATAAAAGGTTAGTAAACGTTTCACCAACATCATCTGGGAAAAGTTTAATTTTATACATAATTTTCATGTATCTTTTGGAACATGAGTTGTGTACAAAAATTTTATTAATATTTCCATCTACAGGATTGATACAACAGATGGCAAATGATTTTAGTGACTATTCTGGTGGAAAAATTTCTACAGATACTGTTATTCATTTGATATATTCTGGACAAGACAAAAAATCTTGTAAACCAATTCATTTTTCAACTTTTCAAAGTTTGTATAAACTACCTGGGTCATTTTATGACACATATGATTGTGTCGCAGGCGACGAAATCCATTTGGCCCAATCTTCATCTTATGTAAAAATTTTGGAAAATTGTAGAGACATTAAATACAGATTTGGATTCACTGGAACACTTTCATCAAAAAATAAAACCCATAGATTGGTTGTACAAGGGTTACTCGGTCAAGCAAAACAGTTCACCACTACTGCAGAATTAATTGAAAGAAAAGAGGCATCAGATATTCAAATTACTTGTGTAATATTGGATTATTCAGATGAAACAAAATCGGCAAACAAGAAAACAAAATATGCGCAAGAATTTGCATTGATATGCAACCATGTGCGCAGAAATTCTTTTATCAAAAAATTGGCAATAGATTTGTCTGGAAATACTTTGATACTTTTTCAGCATAAAGAACAGGGAAAATTGTTGTACAATATGATCAAAGAAGAGTATGACAAAGTTTTTTATATTGATGGGGACATACTGGCTACAGAAAGGGAGAAAATACGCCAATATTTGGAGACAGTGGATGACGCAATCATTTTGGCTAGTTATGGTACAACTTCTACTGGATGGAGCGTGAGGAACCTCCACAACGGTATTTTTGCATCACCATACAAATCTGAAATAAAAGTGTTACAAAGTTTGGGAAGAGGTTTAAGGAAACATGATTCCAAAGAAGAGTTCAAATTATATGACATAGTTGATGACCTATCTTGGAAAAATAGGGAAAATTATACATTGCAGCACTTTGCTGAAAGAGTTGGTTATTATGCCAAAGATTCCTTGCCATATAAAATAATTAGGGTAAAAATAGAATAACACCTTGAAATATGTTATTTCACTATTATAGTTACAGGAATAAACTAATTGGTGAAATATGGATAAGAATGAAACAATTGTTTTAAATATACATTTAAAAAATGGCGTTCAATTGATTGGAGAAATGGAATATTCTGATGAACATTCTACAGGAATTCTTAGACCAATTGAAATCAAAAAAAGACCGTCATTCGGTAAAAATGGTGTATACGAAGTGATTACAACTTCTCCATTTTTGTTAATGTCTGATTCATTTTTGTGTTCTATTCCATCTTCAGAAATATTGGTACGAGGATGGTTACATGAAGATTTGTATGAAATGTACACAAAGTTAGCTTCAAAATATTATATGGATGTTTCTGAAATTATGGAAACAGATTTGCCCGACGAAGATAAAGGAACAATGCATTGATAGCAGAAATTCAAAATGCCAAAAAAGCCAAAGACATTTATGTAGACAATGAAAGATTTGCTGCAGAATATGATAAATGGATAACAGAAGTTCACCATGCTCGTGCAAATGGTCTAAAAGACCCAAGAATTACAGAATATCTTGGGGAATGTATTTTAAAAATTTGTACAAGATTAACCTATATGCCATCATTTTACAACTATAGTTGGAAAAATGAATTTATTACAAATGCTATAGAAAATTGTATTAAATATTTTGATCGATATGATAAAAATGCCATTTCAAAAAGAACTGGTAAAAAAACTGCTGGACCGTTTTCATATTTTACAACTATTGCATATTGGGCGTTTGTTCGCACAATTTTGATAGAGAAAAAAGAATTGAAGAAAAAGCAGAAATATATTTCTCAATTGTCTTCAGTGATTACAGAAATTAGGGAATATGATTCTGAAGAATTTGATAATGAATATATCAATTATTTGAAACGGATGTTGGATGAAGATTTTTCGGGTGACGAAAAAAATGGTGAAAAGTTGAAAAAAGATGTTGACAATTTGGAAGAAGATGATATACTGGATATCATTGAATTGGACAAAGATTTGGCACTGGAAGTGTTGGAATATGATGAAGATGAAATTTTTTAGTATAATCTGTTATACTAGTACAACCGTATAAATAGATATAAATTCCAGGTAGTGTTACCATGGGAGCCAAGCAATGGGTGGTCGCTCCACCCCGCAAACGTCAGCGTCAGGCGTGACATTGGGAGAGATACCAGACCAATTATTGCGGGGTAGTAGAAAAGTGCTATGCAAGGCTCATAACCTTGAGAACCGGAGCGTTACCGGCGACCGCTACCAAATATGGGATATATTATGACAATTAACGAACATGTATCAATAATTCGTGAAATTAATACTGAGTTGGCAATATTTAAACACAAATTAAATATTTTTGCCAGCATTGGAGCCAGTAAACATGTGTCTGACTGCGCCTTTTCAATAGGGTTGCGTTTAGACCGGCGCAAAAGACACGTTGCTGCAATTAATTGTTTCCAAATTTAACTTGACAATCTGATATCAAATGTAGTATACTCAAATTTTACTACATCTGATATCAATCCTTATGAAAATATGCCTATTAGGCGATTGCCATTTCTGTTACAAAAATTCATTTAATGAATATTACAAAAAGTTTTATTCACAAGTCTTTTTTCCCTATCTTGAAGCAAATAATATAAAAACAGTTGTTCAATTTGGTGACATTTTTGATAATCGTTCCAAATTGGATATTATTGGTTTAGAATTTGCTAATATGGAATTCTTTTCAAAATTCACCGATGCGATAAGATTGGTTACATTACTTGGTAATCATGATATTGTTAAGAAAAACACCTTGAAACATAATTCACCAAACGTTGCTATAGATAGCTCATATTGGGTGAATATTGTTTCCAAACCATTTGGATTTGGAAACTGTCTTATTATACCATGGATATGTGAAGAAAATTCTGCAGAAATATTTTCGGCAATCGAAAAAACTAGCTGCAAATTTTTGTTTGCTCATTTGGAATTATCTGGATTTGAAATGAATAGGGGCTATATAATGGAAAATGGACATGATCCAAAACTCTTTTCGAAGTTCGAAAAAGTGTTTTCAGGCCATTATCATTGTCCAAGTTCTGGTGGAAATGTTGTGTACCTTGGTACACCATATGAACTGACTTTTTCGGATTGTGATGATCAAAAATATTTTTACATATTTGATACAGAAACTGGTGATTTGGAAGCAATACCAAATCCATACAAAATGTTTCACAAAATTGTCTACAATGAGGGATCGGATTACGATCTAAGTTCTGTAGAAAATTGTATTGTGAAAGTTATTGTTGAAGCAAAAACTGATCAAATGAAGTATGATATTTTCATGAAAACGTTGACAGAATGTAATCCAATGGAATTAAAAGTTGTTGAAAACTTTGAGCAATTTGGTGATGAAAAAATAGATGTTGACAATATTGATATTTCTGATACACTATCTTTGTTATCAAAATATGTGGAAGAGACTTCCATGGATATTGATAAAGGATATATGAAAAATATATTGAATGATCTTTATAATGATGCGATAAAATTGGAATATGGTGAATAACATCAACTAATAGATGTATCAAATGGGTCAATAGAATCTGGATACATGTGTGTAAAATGTGGTGAATTATTTAAATCATACGGAAAATAGTTATGTTATGTCCAATATGTCACAATACAGTTTCATCTGGTAGATGTTACCATTCTTTACAAGAAAGAACTGTTGCAGCAAATTTTGCCAGTAGGGTAATCTATAATTACAATATGGGCAAAATAGATGTATCAGATTATGTAAAACAAATGAATTTGAAAAATAGATGATAAAATTTACACGAGTATTTTATAAAAATTTCTTATCAAGTGGTTCCGGTGGAACAGAAATTTTTTTAGATAAAACATCTTCATCACTATTGGTTGGTCGGAATGGTTCAGGCAAAAGTTCCATGATTGACGCAATATGCTTTGCATTATTCAACAAATCTTTCCGAAATTTATCAAAACCAAAAATTGTAAACTCTAAAAACAAAAAACAATGCCTCTGCGAAGTAAACTTCGAAATTGGTACAAAACAGTATCTAGTAAAAAGAGGCATCAAACCAGATATTTTTGAAATTTGGATCGATAATGAAATGGTCGATCAATCTGCAAAAAAGTTTGATTACCAGGAATATCTTGAACAACAAATTTTACAATTAAACTATAAATCTTTTACTCAGATTGTAATACTTGGTTCCAGGGCATATACACCATTTATGGAACTAAAGACTGGTCCAAGACGAGAAGTGATAGAAGATTTGTTGGATTTGACAATTTTTTCAAAAATGAATTTGGTATTAAAGGAACGTATCAAATCTTTGACAGATTCTGTCCAGAAGTTGGATACAAAAATTGATTCATTATATAATACAAAATCACTTAAAGAAAAATATGTTCAGCAAGCTGAAAAACAAAATCAATCAATTGAAGAAAGTATTATATCAAATATTGATACAACCAATACAAAATTATCACAAGTAGAACAAAATTTAGAAAAGAATAAACAAGAATTTGAAAGACTTCTTTCAGAATTGGTTACAGATAGTAGACCATTAGAAAAGAAACTGAATAAATTTGTTGAAATACGTGGTGGTATTTTAAGTAATAAAACCAATCATACAAAGATTGTACAATTTTATAGTAAATATGATTCTTGTCCAACATGTAACCAAGAAATTGATGAAGAATTCAAATCTGGCTTAATACTTGATTCCACATCAAAATTGGAATCATATGAAGCAGGATTGGTCGATCTAAATGCAAAAATAGATTTGCATCAAAAACAGGTAAGAGAAATTAATAACAATGCAGCAATTCTTACCAATTTGCAATCAACTATTAGAAATTTTGAACACCATAAGGAAACACTGTTATATCAATTGAAACAATATGAAAAACAGTTGACAGATGCACAAAATAGGAATACAATAGATACCAATACCGAGAAAAACGAGATTGCTCAGTTACTGAGCCAAATTGAAGAATATACTGCAGAAAAGGATAGTTTGGAATATTCCAAAAAGTATTTGAATATGTCTGGAAAATTGTTGAAAGATGATGGCATCAAAACCATGATTATTTCACAATATTTGCCAGTTATAAACAAATTGATCAATCATTATCTTACAGTAATGGATTTCTTTGTATCATTTAATTTTGATGAAAATTTTGACGAAATAATTAAATCCAGACATAGGGACAATTTTTCATACGCCAACCTATCAGAAGGCGAGAAGATGAGGGTGAATTTATCGATACTGTTTACATTTAGAAAGATTGCATCATTGAAAAATACTTGTAATACTAATTTGTTGATATTGGACGAAATTGCAGATTCAGTCTTGGACTCAGATGGAATAGAAATTTTGACCCAAATTTTGAAAGAGTTTGAAGACAATAATGTCTTTATGATTTCCCACAAAGATGAAATGATGGATAAATTTGATAGAACATTGAAATTTTTTAAACAAAATGATTACTCAATTATGGAGGAAATTGGTTGAAACTTGAAATAAATGATCCATTTGAACTACTATATTCAACAAATGTGCAGGAACTGCAAAATGGTTGCATTTTAATTACGATTAATACAATGAATGGGTATGTATGCGAACATTTTCCGTTGACAGAAATGTACCATTGTGATACAATGCATTTTTTTGATGAAGACACATCGTTCCAAACATGTTCAGTTAAACTGACGATATCTGGAAAGAATGTTAACACATTATATAGAAGATTTTGTGAATATACTGGAAATTATGAATATCTTTTTGTACCTTATGAGCAATTTGAATGAAAACATTAAAATTTGATAGAAATTCTTGGCATTACCATATGGTAACTACATACCATCAAGATATACCAAGCAGAAATTTATGTGAATATTTGCAGCAATTGGGTGTATCAATTATAGTATGTATGCTTATTTGGATATTACTTATATCCACTACATTCTTTTTGATTATCAACCCAATAGTATTTACAATTATTGCATATACATTTCATTATTTTGATCCAAGTGGTAATTCATTATGGATTGAAGATGTAGCAATATTGGGATTTTTATTAATTTAGTTGGCATACTTGGATATTGTTTATCCAAATTGGTTAACTTGCTTATACTAGCAAAAAATAACATTGAGATAGATAAATTTGCACCAAATGCATATAAAACGTTGAAAGAAAAATATTGTGCTAAAATTGAATTTGTAAGTGGAGAAAATAAATGAGTAATGTAATTGTGCCAACTGTTGAAAAAGATCGGGCGGAAATCCGCCAATATTTGCAAACTGCATCAGATTCTTTGACCAGGATTGCTGGTGAAAGGGATGCAATTAAAGAAATTGTGGAAGAAGTTTCAGAAAAATTTGAAATCCCAAAGAAGTATATTAAAAAGATGATTAATATTCATCATCAAATGAATTTGGATACATTGCGCCAAGAATACCAAGATGTAGAAGATTTGTATACAAGTATTGTGGGGATTGAATAATATGTCGTATATCGAACAGATGGTAGCAAATAAAATTATTGATAGGGCGAATTTTGGGCTATCAAAATATGGGGTTGGAATGGACAGGACAGATATGTCTGTGTTACAATTCTTAAAAATGGCACAGGAAGAAAGTATGGATTTTTGTGTATATTTGGAAAGATTAATTGTAGAAGAAGAATTGAGGGCACAAGACCAAAAGCAACAATCAAATATTGAACAAGATGATGGAGAAACAACTGAATGAAATTGTCAAAAGAAACTTTAGAAATATTGAAAAACTTTTCAACTATTAATGAAAACATCTGTATCAAGCCTGGAAACATTTTGACAACAATTTCTGTTGGAAACAATATTATTGCAGAAGCGGTGATTGATGAATCATTTGACAAAGAATTTTGCATCTACAATTTAATTGAATGGTTAAATGTATATAATGTTACAGATAATGGTGACATTTATATTATGGACAAATTCATGGACATTTCTTGGGGAAATAGTAAAATTAAGTATGGATTTGCAGACAAAGATTCAATTTATTATACCGAGAAGGTTCCAAAATTTCATCATAATGGTGGAAGTTTACCAGACCAAGTTATCGAAGTAGAAGTTGCATCCAGTACTATTAAAACTGCATCTGTTTTAAAATCCCCCCATATGGGAATTGTATCCAATGGATCAAATGTAAAATTGAAAACATTTGATTATAATACACCATCATCAAATTCATATGAACTAGATTTGGATGTAAACCATGACAAGAAATTTGCAGCAATTTTGGACATCAATAGTTTGAAAATTCTCCCTGGAACATATAAGGTGAAAATTTCATCTGCTGGAATTACATGTTGGACAAATTTGGATAGACCTGTTACATATTATATCACATTGGATACAGTATCCAAATTTGAGTAAACCGTTTTGGGGTCGATAGTGTTTATCGGAAGCACGTTAGCTGCATGAGTTGATCGCCACAGTTAAAAGTTTTGGTTCGATTCCAAATTTGCCCCAACTTATTAAATATTATGGGAATATTATGAAGAATATTAATAATGATGAAT